ACCAACGTAGTAACTAGCGCTAGTTATGGCACGTTGCAAGTGGCACAAATGCAAGAGGTGATGAACACTCTAGCAGGTTTGGGTCTCTGGGCATCGTAATGGATCGGGGTTCATTCTCACACGTTCTGTGTGGGGGTGAATCCCACCAAACTTTATGGCGGTAACATGAAAGTTGTTTTTTGTCTTCCTACAGTTAAACGACCATATCAGCAATGTTTAGACAGCCTTGAGGCGTCTATACCACTCATTAAAGCAGCGGGATGGGAAGATGGGTTAGTCAATGAAGTTGGCAATCCTTACATATCTGCGGCAAGAGCAGCAATGCTCAGAAAAGCACTTAGCGCTAAAGCTGACGTAATTGTATTTATAGACCATGACTTGTCATGGCGGCCACAAGATTTACTGACCTTGATTGAAACACCAGGCGATGTGATTGGTGGGTTATACCGGTTCAAGAAAGATGAAGAACAATATATGGGCGTTCTTCAAGATGGTGAAAACTTCATGCCAATTGTTAGGGGTGACGGTTGTATCCAAGCTACCCGCGTTCCGGCAGGGTTTTTAAAAGTAACCAAAGAAGCTGTTGGGCGGTTTATGGCGGCTTACCCCGATTTATGCTATGGCCCAAAATATGAATTGTCTGTAGACTTGTTTAATCATGGCGCTCATAAAGGCGCATGGTGGGGCGAGGACTACGCGTTTAGCCGTAACTGGATTGACGCGGGCGGTGAAATTTGGATACCGCCAGATTTAGAATTAACGCACCACACCACCGAACAAGCCTATTCTGGCAATTATCATCACTTTTTACGGCGTCAGCCTGGGGGCGATTTATGGTCATCTATTTAAAACATCCGGTTCACGGCACAAAAGTAGCTATTTGCAGTTTAGAAGCAAAAGCAGATGAAGAAAATGGTTGGATGCGGTATACTTTAGATACGCCCTTGATTGACGAGGATGCGGCCCCTGTGGTGAATACACTGGAAATTAAACGTAGAGGCCGCCGTAATGCTTCGGTGGCTGTAGAAGGAGTATAGACATGGCCACATATACTGCGGGCGATCAAATCAACAGAGCGCTAAGACTACTTGGCGTATTGGCTGAGGGTGAAACACCTTCCGCGTCTGTATCGCAAGATTCGTTGACTGCTATGAATCAAATGATTGATTCGTGGAATACCGAACGATTATCAGTATTTAGCACCCAAGATCAAATTTTTACTTGGCCCGCCGGTTTTATCAACCGCACTCTTGGCCCGTCAGGTGATTTTCAAGGCAACCGCCCAATTCTGTTCGATGACGCAACCTATTACCGTGATCCAGGCACAAACGTGTCGTTTGGTATTAAGTTCATCAATCAACAACAGTATGATGGTATTGCGGTTAAGACCGTAACATCTACTTATCCACAAGTCATTTTCGTAAACATGACATATCCAGACGTTGATATGTATATTTACCCCAAACCCACGCGGGACTTGGAATGGCATTTTATTTCGGTTGAAGAACTATCTCAACCTGCTAATTTGGCCACAACTTTAGCTTTTCCACCTGGCTATATTCGTGCCTTTACTTACAATCTAGCAATGGAAATAGCCCCTGAATTTGGTGTTGAGCCTAGCCCACAAGTGCAACGTATTGCAATGACATCAAAGCGCAATCTTAAGCGTATCAACAATCCTGATGATGTTATGTCTATGCCTTACTCGCTTATTGCTACTCGTCAACGCTTTAATATCTACGCCGGTAATTACTAAGGAGAATTTTTCATGTCAAATATCGCAATTTCTGCCCTACCTGTTGCAACGTCTCAAGCCGGTGCAGATGTTTTGCCTATTGTTCAAGCATCAACTAGCACCACCAAACAATTATCAGTAACTAATTTATTTACTAGCCCAACTCTAGTGACTCCTGCATTGGGAACCGTTGCAAGCGGTAACATTTCAGCTTGTACTAGCACTAGCATGGTATTGACTACGCCAGTAATTGGCGCCGCTACTGGAACAAGTTTAACTGTTACCGGCGCTGTTGTTTCAACCGGAAGTGCTGGAATTGGGTATGCTACTGGCGCGGGCGGTGCGGTTACGCAAGGAACTAGCAGAACTACAGGCGTTACGTTAAATAAAACATCTGGCGCGATTACATTATATAGCGCAGCCGGAACAACGGTGGCGACAACTTTTACCGTAACTAATAGCACTGTTGCAGCAACTGATGTAGTTATTCTTAGCCAAAAATCAGGCACAGATTTATATGACTTAATGGTAACCGCCGTAGCTGCTGGAAGTTTTAATATTTCGTTTCGCACTACTGGCGGCGCGACTACAGAAACACCGGTATTTAATTTTGTTGTAGTTAAAGGTGTGGCTGCGTAATGAAGACACCGATTCTTGGAAGCGCCTATGTTGCCCGCAGTATTAACGCTGCGGACAACCGTATGGTCAATCTGTTTCCAGAAATCATACCTGAAGGTGGAAAAGAACCAGGATTCTTGCAACGCGCCCCAGGGCTTAAATTTTTACAAACAATAGGCACTGGCCCTATTCGAGCGTTGTGGGCGCATCAAACTAATGGTTCTGACTTTTACGTAGTGTCTGGGCAAGAATTTTATAAATTGACAAGCACCACAGGCACACCAACGCTGCTAGGCACGGTGTCCGGCACAGGCCCCGTATCTATTGCTGACAATGGCACACAGATATTTTTAGCTTGTAACCCAGACGGTTACATTTATAACGAGTCAACAAACGTGTTGGCTAAAATTACTGACCCTGATTTTGCGGGTGCGGTAACGGTTGCGTATTTAGATGGTTACTTTGTATTTAATCAACCTAACAGTCAAATTATATGGGTTTCTCAGTTATTAGACGGCACATCTGTTGATCCGTTAGACTTTGCCAGCGCTGAAGGTTCGCCAGACGGTGTGGTCGGTATTCTGTCAGACCATCGTGAATTGTGGGTGTTTGGCACGGATTCAGTTGAAGTTTGGTATGACTCCGGCGCTACTGACTTTCCGTTACAACGTATTCAAGGCGCTTTCAATGAGATTGGTTGCGTTGCACCATTTTCTATCGCTAAGTTAGATAACGGTATATTTTGGTTAGGCACGGATGCTCGTGGTCAAGGGATTGTTTACCGCGCCAATGGTTACACCGGACAACGTGTATCGACCCACGCTATCGAATGGCAGATTCAGCAATACGGCAACATCTCTGACGCGGTAGCGTATACCTATCAGCAAGACGGCCATGCTTTCTACGTGCTTAACTTTCCTACTGGCAATACCACATGGGTTTACGATGTGGCTACCCAAGCATGGCATGAGCGCTGTGGGTTCAATAACGGCGACTTTACACGCCATCGTGGTAACAACCAGTGTAACTTTGGCGGCAATATTCTTATTGGTGACTATGAGAGCGGCGACATCTATCAGTTTGATTTAAATGTTTACGCCGACAATGGCCAAGCCCAGAAATGGTTGCGTTCATGGCGGGCGTTGCCGACAGGTGAAAATAACTTAAAACGAACAGCTCAACACAGCCTTCAAATTGACATGGAATCGGGCGTTGGCCTAAATCTTTACCCAGAATATTTTGCAGAAGATTTAACTACTGAGTCTGGCAACATAATTGTTGCTGAATTTGTGCAGGGTTATTTAACTACGCAAACAGGCGATCAATTAGTTACTGAAATTAATGATGGAAATGAACCTTTAGTAACGCAGGTTCAACCGTTAGAAGATTATAACGGTTATTCATTAGCAACAACAAGTTACGCTGCCGCGCCAGGGTATAACCCCGAAGTTATGCTGCGATGGTCAGATGATGGCGGTCATACATGGTCTAATGAACATTGGTCGCCTATTGGTAAAATTGGTGAGTATTATAAACGAGTGTTTTTTAGGCGGTTAGGCATGACGCTTAAAATACGGGATCGAGTTTACGAATTGTCAATGACTGATCCAGTTAAGATTGCTATTATGGGCGCTCAGTTGTTAATAAGCCCAACAAACGCTTAATTATGGTCACTACATCATTTAACGCTACTCAGATCACGCCCCCACGTGTGCCGATCATTGATGATCGCACCGGTTTAGTATCGCGTGAATGGTATCGTTATTTCTATAGCCTTTACGCATTTACAGGCGGTGGGACGGGAATTTTACCAATTCCTAGCGGGGGTACAGGTTTAGGCACTCTCCCAACTAATGGGCAGTTGCTTATTGGTGACACTGCTAGTTCTAGTTACAAACTACATGTTATAGATACTGGTGCAGGAATTGCCATTACTAATGGGTCAGGCACAATCTTAATAACTAACACGGGCGTGTTGTCAAATATAGCCGGTTCTGGTATCGCCGTATCAAATGCTACAGGTAACGTCACTGTATCTAATACGGGTGTTTTATCCGCGATTGCCGGTTCCGGTATCAGCGTTTCAAACGCTACCGGAAACGTCACGTTTGCCAATACGGGCGTTCTGTCTTTCAGTGGGGGTAGCACTGGGTTACTGCCATCAAGTGCAACTACGGGCGCTGTAAGCCTGTCAGGAACGCTTGGTGTAGGATACGGTGGCACAGGTCAAACAACTTACACAAACGGTCAACTTTTAATTGGCAATACTACTGGCAATACGCTAACTAAAACAACATTGACTGCCGGTTCTGGTGTATCAATTAGCAATGGCGCAGGATCAATTACGATTAGTGCCACGGGTTCTGGTGGAACGGTGACTAGCGTATCTGTAGTTTCAGCTAATGGTTTAGCGGGGACGGTTGCAAATTCCACTACTACGCCTGCAATTACTTTATCTACTACGGTAACTGGATTAGTAAAAGGTAATGGAACTACATTGTCAGCTGCTAGCGCCGCTACTGATTATGTTGCACCGTCAGCTTATGCAAGTGCTAATGGCCTTACAATGTCCACAGCGCGGTTGCTTGGGCGAACTACGGCGTCTACTGGCGCTGCTGAAGAAATTAGCGTTGCGGGTGGTTTGACACTTTCTGCGGGAGTTTTAACAGGGGTTTCTGGCACAGTTACATCGGTTACTGGCACAGCGCCGGTTGTATCGTCTGGCGGCACAACTCCTGCTATTTCGATGCCTAAAGCTACCACATCGGTTGATGGTTACTTATCATCTACGGATTGGACTACGTTCAACAATAAAGGTTCTGGAACGGTTACGTCTGTTACCGCCACTTCACCAGTAGCATCTACAGGCGGTGCAACGCCAGTTATATCAATGCCTGCTGCTACAACTTCGGTTAACGGGTATTTGACTAGCACCGATTGGACTACTTTTAACAATAAAGGGTCAGGAACTGTAACGTCAGTGACCGGCACAGCCCCAGTAGTGTCTAGCGGTGGGGCAACACCGGCAATCAGCATGGCGGCGGCCACTACCTCAGTTAGCGGATATCTAACTAGCACTGATTGGACAACATTTAATAATAAAGGTTCTGGCACAGTTACTTCAGTTGGTGGCACTGGAACGGTAAATGGCATTACTTTGACCGGCACTGTAACTAGTTCTGGTAACTTGACATTAGGCGGCACGTTATCTGGGGTTAGCTTAACCACTCAAGTATCGGGCGTATTGCCGGTGGCCAATGGCGGCACAAATGCCTCAACCGCAAGCATTACGTCATTCAATAACATTACAGGGTATACCGCATCCGGCGCTACTGGAACAACTAGTACAAATTTGGTTTTTTCTACAAGCCCAACACTTGTGACTCCAACATTAGGCGCGGCGCTTGCGACTAGCATAAAATTTGGTTCTGGAACGGTTTTATCTTCATACGAAGAAGGGTCTTGGACACCTGGCGTTGCCTTTGGTGGGGGGACTACGGGGATATTGTATTTAGTTCAGGCGGGAAAATATGTTAAAGTTGGAACTTTGGTAACTGTTATAGCCAGATTAATTCTTATCAGTATTGGTGTTTCAACGGGTAGCGCTACATTTACAGGTTTGCCATATACCACTGGTGGTGGTGGCGCTCAATACGGCGCGGGTGGCACATTTACTTATCACAGTGGAATGACAGGCGCTGCCGCAGGAACAATATTTAATATGCAAGGCCAAATTAGTAGCACATCAATTGCGCTAGTTCAAGGAAATGCAAATGTGGGATGGTCTGGAATGTCTCAAGGAAATTTTACCAATACAGCCGAAATTTTATTTTCATTTACTTATACTTCTGCGTAATTAAGGAAATTATTATGTCTCTTACAAAAGTATCTTATTCCCTAATACAAGGGCCAACAGTTAATGTTAAAGATTATGGCGCGGCGGGGAATGGAACAACTGATGATTCTGGCGCAATTACAACCGCATTGTCAACTTTTTCTAACTATAGTATTCCTTCAAATCCTACTAATGGCGGCACTTTAGCGGGTGGAAATACCGGCGGCACTGCAATATTAGAAGCAAATAATTATGCTTTAAACTCCACAGTAACAATCCCAATATATTCTGCGTTAAAAGGCGTGTATCCTTATTTGGGTGGTCAAGGTGAAGCAGGATTTTTTGGTTCTCGAATTAACAACCAAGTTGCTAATGGCCCTGCTATTTTTCTTGAGACCGCCGCAATAGAAGGTGTCGGGTTTTTTAAGCAATTTGCAACTCAAAATGAAGCAATTAGAATTGTTAGCCAATTCTGTGAGGTCAAATCCTGTCAAGTAGATACTCATAAATACGGCATTCGGTTTTCTAATGATATAGCCGATGACGCCGCCGTTTTTGCGCATATACATGACTGCACTTTTATACATCAAAATGATCCAACTACGGCGACAATATCGGTAGAAAATGGCGGCGCAGGTTACAAAGCATCAATGGGTGGGTCGTTAATTGAAAATAACAATTTCAACGTGTCAGGCGGCGAAGGTTATCTTGGTGTATGCGCTATAAAAATGGACGGAACAACACCAGTTGGAAGCACAATAAGAAATAATGTATTCCAAAATTTTGCTTCAGGCGCAGGCGCTGCCGCTCTTGAACTCTACATGAATGGCGGTATTGTTGAAGGAAATAATGTTGCTTGTGGCACATCGGTTGGCGTTGGTCAAATAGGGATACAAATAGGAAATGGAAGCGGCAATGTAGTTCGTGATAATAGTATATCTAGTTTTTACTACGGTATTAGAATGCTGCCGACATTATCAAATTCTGTTATAGGCCCAAATTATTTTACGGGCAATACCAACTGTGACATTTTAATTGACGCTGGTTGCGCTAACAATATTATTATATTGACTAACCCAAACACGGTAGTTGTAGACAACAACCCTGGGCAAAATTTATATATTAAATCTTGGTTAAAGCAACCTGTTGTATTGTCTCAATCTGCGGCGGCAGCTTCAGTTGGTGCAACCACGGCTGAAACTACTTTAGCAACAATTACCATCCCTGCATCTATTCTAGGCCTTAATGGGTCAATGCAAGTTTATACGACTTGGAGTTGCACTAGCAGCGCAAATGCAAAGACTATGCGTGTTCGTTTTAGCGGTGGAAGTGGCACTGCTTTCCAAGAAGTTCCAGTAACAACAAGTGCTACTTTGTCGATGGTTTGCAATATCAGCAATAGAAATTCTGTAAGCGCGCAAGTTGGATTAACTCCGGTTGATTTGCCTTTTGGCGGCGCAAGTTCTGTTGCGTTAGCAACATCATCTGCCAATACAAATGCGGCGCAAACAATAGTAATTACAGGTCAAAAAGCAAATTCAGGCGAAACGCTTACGCTTGAAAGATATTATGTTGAAATTTCTCCTGGGTAATTTTTTAATTAATTTTAAATTCTTGGCGGGATAGCCAAGATGGAAACTGAAAGATTAAATTATGCTTGAAAAGAAAATATTAGTTGATTTGATTGAAGTTATTGAAGTTGGTTGTGTGCAAGTTCGCACTAAAACCGCTATTTTTGAAGATGATGTACAACTTAGCGCTGCATATCATCGGCATGTTGTAGCGCCTGGTGACAATTACAGCCAAGAAGATGCTCGCGTTCAAGCAATATGCGCTATCGTGCATACACCAGAAGTCATTGCTGCATATAAGGCTATACAAATTTAATAAAGGAATTCATTATGGCAGTTAATATTTCGGCATTTGGTGGTGTAGGTTGGCAATTTTTTGATAACAACGGCGTTATTCTTAGCGGTGGTTTAATTTACACATATGCTGCCGGAACAACCACACCGCAGGCTACTTACACATCTAGCACAGGTAATACCGCGCATACTAATCCAATTGTATTAGATTCAGCGGGGCGTGTGCCAGGCGGTGAAATATGGTTGACAATAGGGTTAAGTTATAAGTTTGTGTTAAAAACTTCACTGGGTGTAACAATTGCAACTTTTGATAATATTTACGGTTCGGGGTCAAGAGTTGCGTATTTAAATAATTTTACAGGCACTGGTTCTCAAACAAATTTTACTTTGACCGCGGCGCCAACTGACGAGAATAATACCCAAGTATATATTAATGGCGTGTATCAGCAGAAAAATACGTATTCGTTAAACGGTGCTACATTAATTTTTTCAGAAGCGCCACCGTACACATCCACTATTGAAATAACGTATTTCTAAGGATAAAAATGAGTCTTATAACACCGGAAGTTAATCAGCACTCTAATAGCGATGTTTATGCTAGGGGCGCGTTTAACTTGCGTGATAAAGTAGAAACATTGCAAACAGAAATGTCTAAACTGCCGCAATATGAACCCGAAACTAAGCATACTTTTCATGCGGGGATGTATTGCCGTGAAGTTTGGCGTTCTGCGGGGGTGTTAGTTGTTGGAAAAGTGCATAAAAAAGAACATTTTTATTTAATTGTTTCGGGAACTGTAGTTATAACAACGGATGACGGGGTACAATTAATTAACGGCCCACAACTGTTATGCAGTCATCCTGGAACTAAACGCGCTGTTTATGCTGAAACTGACGCTTTGTGTATGACTTTTCACGTTGTAGACGCTAAAACCGTTGAAGACGCTGAATTAGAGTTGGTTGAAACTGATCCGAATGATATGTACGCTATCGGAAATAAGGTTAAGAACAAACAATTAGGAGATTTATCATGACTTTTTGGGTAGCCGGAGCCGTAGTAACTAGCGCGGTAATAGGAAGCGCTGCGTCAAGCAAAGCCGCAAGCGCTCAAGCAGGCGCGGCTAATCGCGCGTCTGATCTTCAATACCAACAATATCAAGAAGATGTTGCCCGTCAGAAACCATTCTATGATGTAGGCGTCAATGCACTACCGGAATTGGTTGAGGCGTCTAAATATACGCCGTTTGGAATGGATCAATATAAGCAAGACCCAGGCTACGCATTTCGATTGGCCGAAGGTCAAAAAGCACTTGAACGAACCGCCGCTGCTCGTGGCGGGTTGATTAGCGGCGGGGCGTTAAAAGCTGCCGAACGCTACGGTCAAGACATGGGTTCACAAGAATATATGAACGCTTTTAATCGCTACCAAACCGAACGCGCAGCGCGTCTAAATCCATTGCAATCGCTAACCGGCATGGGTCAAACAACCGCTAATACGCTAGGCACAATGGGCGCTAATATGGCCACAAATGTAGGCCAAAACTATCAAAGCGCTGCTAATGCACGGGCGTCAGGTTACGTTGGGGGCGCTAATGCTATTAGCGGTGGGTTGGGGCAATATATGAATTATACTGGTAATCAAAATCTAGTTAATTCGTTGCGTGGTGGTGGTGGGATGGGCGGAACTCAAAACGCGGCGCCTGTATACGAAGCAGGACAAACATATACGCCGTTTGTGCCTAGTTAATTAATAAGGAACTATTATGCCTATTGACCCAAACATTGCTTTACAGGTTAAACCGCTTCAATTAAACGATCCGTTGGCGCAATACGCGCAAGTATCGCAAATCCAAAGCGCTCAACAAGCTAATCAACTTAACAATTTGAAAATGCAAGAGTATCAACGCGGCTTGCAAGAAGAAAATCAACTTCGTCAATTAATTAAATCAGGTATTGATCTTAATTCACCTGAAGCCGTAAATCAAATGTATGCAATCTCGCCCACTAAAGGGTTAGAGTTCCAGACAAAACAAGCGGCTATAAAAAAAGCAGGTTTAGAAACCAGTAAACTTGAAAATGAAGCAATAGATGTAAAATTAAAACAAGCGCGTCAATTTTTAGACACGATTGACCCCGCCGATCCTAACGCGCCTGCTAGATATATAGCATGGCATGAAGCTAACCACCGTGACCCCGTAATAGGAAAAGTATTAGCAGCGCGGGGAGTTACCGCCGATCAATCAAGGGCTGCCATAGATGCCGCTATTGCAAGAGGCCCAGAAGCATTTGCAACTTTGCTTAACCAATCTAAATTGGGCACAGAGAAATTTATAGAACTAAATAAACCGCAAAATATATCTGTTAATAGAGGTGGTAGAACTGATATTATTAGCACACCAGGTCTTGGTGGGGCGCCAACTACTATAGGTAATTTTCCTGATGTTCCTTTACCTCCGGATGTTTTTGCACAGCAAATACAAAAGTCAGCCGCAGGCGCAGCACGCACAAATGTAGTTATGCCCGCGCAAGAAAAAGAATTTGAAAAAGAACTTGGTAGCGGCCAAGCAAAAGCAATTTTAACTAGCCGTACTGCAGCTCAAGACGCAGCGCAAATTCTTCAAACAAATCAAATTGGTCGTGATATTCTTAAATCCGGTGCGATCACAGGCGCAGGCGCTGATTTCTTTGTCGGCCTTAACCAAGCGCTTAAAACAGCGGGTGTTGATGCGGGTCGTGCTGATGCGGCGGCTAATTCTCAAGCATACGCGGCGGCAATGGCCAGTAATACTGGTAAGTTAATTAAACAATACGGCGCCGGAACAGGTTTGTCAGACGCCGACCGCGATTACGCTGCGGCAGCTGCGGGCGGTAAGATTGCAATGGATGAAAAAGCCATACGTAAAGTATTAGATATCAATGATAGAGCCGCACGAAATGTAATTAACGACCACAATAAAAAAGTTAAAGGTATTAAAACAAATATACCACTCACAGTAGAAATGCCTTCAACTGGCGGCGGTACTGGTGGGTTTACATATCTTGGTAAAGAGAGCAAATAATGGCTACCAAATACCGTGTTCAAGGGCCGGACGGGGCGGTTCATATTTTTGAAGGCCCTGATGATGCAACACCAGCGCAAGTAGAAACATTTGCGGCGCAAACTTTTAGTGCAGCGCCTGCAAAACCCGCGCTTCCCACAGCGCCTGTAGCTACAAGCGGTGTTCCTGGCCCTCGCCGTCAATACCCGCTAACCGAAGTTCCAAGCGCAGCTATTGCTAATATACCCGCTAGTGCTAAAAAATTTGGCGCGGGCGTATATGAAGCAATTACTCATCCAATTGAAACAATTCAAGGTGCTTGGGATCTTTCGGCAGGCGCATTACAAAATGTATTACCAGAAAAAGCGGTTAATTTTATTAACCAATTTGAAGGAAATCCCGCTGCGGCTAAACGTGCGGTTGATACAGCTAACGCGTTTGGTGGGCTATACAAAGAAAAATACGGAACTTACGAAAATTTTAAACGCACATTAGCTGAAGACCCTGTAGGAGCGGCAGCGGACTTGTCAACTATATTGTCAGGCGGCTCTACGGTTACGTCGCGTCTAGCGCCTAATCTATCACAAGCGTTAAAGACTGCCGCTACGGCGACAAATCCAGTATCAGTGGTAACTAAACCCGCGCAAGCAGTTATTGCGGCGAAGAATAAAATACTTCCAAGTGAAATTTTAAAAGAAAAAGAAGCTAATGTTGTGCGGGATGCTACGTTACGTGCTGGGTTAAACGAGGGTTACGTCACTACACCTGGTAGCGTAAGCGCTACAAGTAGAAATGTTATTGCTGAACGTATGGCGGGAAAAACGCATTTAGAGCAATTAGCATCAGTTCAAAATCAAGCGGTCACTGATAGACTAGCCCGCCGCGCTGTGGGTATGCCTCAAAATACGCCATTAACTTCAGCAGCTATGCAAGATATTCGTAAAGCTGAATACAACAAAGGATATGCGCCAATTGAAAAATTAGGCGAAATAAAAACAGACCCTACATTTTTAGATGATTTAATTAATATAGAAGGTAATTACACAGGCCCTTCCGCGTCATTTCCTGGTGGGGTTCCAGATGCCGTGTCTAAGCTAATTAAAAATTATACTGTAGACAAATTTGACGCTAAAGACGCTGTAAAAGTATCACGTCAATTACGTAGCGAAGCTAGTGATAATTTTAGAAAAGGTGACAGTGCGTTAGCTAAAGCCCAAACCGCCGTTTCTAATTCTTTAGAAAATCAAATTGAGCGTTCATTGAGTTCAACAAATCAACCTAACGCAAATAAATTGCTAGAGCAATTTCGGTTATCCCGGCAACGAATGGCCGTTAGTCATTCAATAGAAGACGCAATTAAAGAAGGTAGTGGTTCAGTTATTGCTGCTAAGTTAGCGCGTGATATTCAATCAGGTAAATATGTGTCTGGCGATATTAAAACAATAGCTGAATTTTCTAATGTGTTTCCTCGCGTTACACAAACGCCTAGCCAAATTGGCGCGCCAGGTGCGGGCACTATGATGGGTCGAGCTGTAGGTGGTGGTCTTGGCGCGGCTATAGGCGGTATGGTAGGCGGCCCTACAGGCGCAATGTATGGCGCAGGAGCCGCGCTTGCGCCTGAATTAACTTCCGCAGCTATGCGAAATTATCTGTTATCGGGAGGCGCACAAAATAGGTTAATTCCATCTTATAAAACTTTACCTATGAGACTTACTAGCGATCAAGCAGCACAAAACGCATTACGAGCGCAACAGTTAAATCAACAACGTGAACAAAATAGGTTAAGAATTGAAGTAGTTGGCGGTGGCGGACAACAATAGAAAGCACATCTAATGGAAATTGATCCCGTAAAATACGGCGTATTGTGGCAGAAAGTGCAAGACTACGAGCGCCGGTTTGATGCAATGGAAGCCAAGATGGATAAGCTAGAGACTAGCATGGACAGTCTGATTGCAATGGCTAATCAAGGCCGTGGCGGGTTCTGGGTAGGCATGACTGTAGTGTCTATCATATCAAGCATATCGGGCTATTTCACTCACTGGATAAGTAAAGGATAATCATGCAATTACCATCAATACCAGCAGATAAACTAGGCCATTTCTTCTACGGTGCGCTGATGACTACTGTAGTTATGTGTGTAACACATAGCGTATTTTTATCTATAGGCGTTTGTGCGGGTGTCGCTGCGCTCAAAGAGTTTACCGATTGGCTGTCTAACTACAACGCAGTCAAGCAAGGGTTG